TTTCCATGGAGAGTTTACAGAAGATAAACCAAGCTTTGAATGCGGCAGACATATTGATTTTAGGCTGCTAGCTGCCACAGGTGGCATTAGTTTAAACGCACAAGATGACCCAGAGCTAGCAACTTATTTCTTTAGATCATACAATGACGAAAAAGAATATGCCAGGAGTACAACTAATTTAGGTGATGGATGGATGCAAGTTAACGACAATGATGTTTGGCATGATGGCGGAAATTTAAGCAAAACTAAGGACCGCTACAGCATGTTAATTGCATTAACAATAATGACACAGTATCCAACTGCTTAACAAAATAAAAAAGTAGCCCTAAGGGCTACTTTTTGTCATCTTCTTTGGCTTCTCTATCTTCTCTTGTTTTTCGTAAAATGTAATCGTGATAACGTTCTTGATGTTCCATAATACTTTAAATTTTAAACGATGATGAGTTTGGTGTTGCAATGCCACTGGTACTTGTCATGTATTGACTTGCCATTTGGTCTTCTGTTTTTGCCATAAAAACCACAGCACTTTTATATATTTTAAGTTTGCCATCTAGAGGCACTGTAAAAGCAAACGGTGCTAATCCCATGCCTTGTTGCGATGCAACTAGTGCTAATGGTTTAGTTATAGTGATGGTATTATTGTCTTCGCTAACAAAACGAGCAACAACTTCATCACCGCTGGTGGTTTTAATTGTTACTGTTGTATTTTCTTTAATAGGTTGTTCGATGATCATTTTTTTCTCTTTTTGCCAATTTTAGTTGCTTTTTTAGCAGCAGCTTTCATTTTAGTTTTGGTTGCTCGTGGCTTACGTAATGCCATTACAACGCATATCCTGTTCCGTTATAGTTGGTTTCTTCTAAATACTGCGGGAATCTATCCCAGCCGCCGATGCTTTTTCCGCCTACTTTAATTTGCGGGAAAGTTCTAGCATCTGGAAACATTTCTAGTACCTCCTCGCGAGTAAAGTCTGTGTCAAGTTGATAATACTTAAAGCTGTATTGACGTTGTTCGCACAAGGCTTTTGCTCGATCACAGAACGGGCATTGTGCTTTACCATAAATTTCAATCATAAACTCAATCCTTTAAATGTATCCTCGCTAACATCTTGCTTGGTACCGCCACTTACATAGCTTGTAATTTCGGTTTCTTGCGGAGCAACTTGAACATCAGCTCCGGAAATCCATTTCTGTGTCCACGGCAGTGGATTTTGCGATACTTTGTAAAGTTTAGACAAACCTACTTTTTCCATACGCCGGCTGGCAATATATTCAATATAGTCGCCCAACAACTGTTCGTTTAGGCCAATCATTGAACCGTCTTTGAACAAGTAATGCGCCCATGCTTTTTCTTGATCTACAGCATCAACAAACATTTGGATACACTCTTCTTTTGTTTCTTCTGCGATTTTAATAAAGTCTGGGTCGTCTTTAGGAAGAGTTTTAAGTAGTAATTGTGTACTGCCTAGGTGTAGATTTTCGTCGCGAGCAATGAATTTAATAATCTTAGCATTGCCTTCCATTTTCTTTGCTTCAGCAAATGCCCACGAGCATGCAAAGCTTACATAAAACCGAACACCTTCGAGGATATTAACACTCATTAATGCCAGGTAAAGTAGTTTCTTTAGTTCGTATAAATCAACAGTTACGTTACGTGCTTCACGATTAGAAATAATTTGATGTGTGCCTTCACCAAGAAGATTATACCAATATGACATTTCAATTAGCTTATCGTAATACTTGCTAATGTCATCAGCACAATCTACAATTTCTTGAATGTCAAGCATACCATCAAAAATTTCACTTGGATTACTGTACACGTTACGAATAATGTGTGTGTAACTACGGCTATGAATAGTTTCACTAAATGTCCAAGTAATAATCCAATTTTCAAGTTCAGGTAAACTCACAATGTTACCGAAGCTTTCTGCAGGTGCACGACCTTGTACACTATCTAATAGGATTTGACGTTTTAGATTACTAGTAAAGATATGCTGCTCATGCTCAGTCAATGCTTTAAAATCTTTTGAATCACGGTATACATCAACTTCTTCTGGTCTCCAAAAGAAACCAAGTTGCTGATCAGTAAACTTGTCAAAGCTAGGATACTTCATAGTATCGTAACGTTGAATAGTTGGACCGCCAGTGGGGTCCAGGAATGCTTTTACTTTAGTGTGATCTACTTTATTGTTAACGTCAAAAACGTTCATGTGTGTATGTTCCTTTTTAAATTACGCAACTTTCGCAATAGTCGTCGTATTCTGCTTGTGTTTCAAAATCATCAATTGTCTTGTCGTTAGTATTAGAGTTTAACATGCCCTGTTGCATCTTGTCAACATCTACTTCGCCTGCGCCATCAAATGTATTGAAGTAGTACAATTGTTTACCGCCATATTTGTAAAACATAACCAGATGTTGTAGCATAACACTCATTGGAATTTTTTCATCATCAAAAAACTGTGGGTTATAACTTGTGTTAACACTGATACCTTGGTCGATCCATTTTTGCAAAACAGCCATAATTTTTAAATAACCTTCCGGCGACTGTTGATCCCATAGTAGTTCGTACTTGTTTTTTAAGCGTCGATACTCTGGAACAACTTGTTTAAGAATACCATCTTTGCTTTGTTTAATACTAATAAGACTACGTGGTGGCTCGATGCCATTAGTAGCGTTAGCAATTTGGGCACTAGTTTCACTTGGCATAAGTGCCATTGTGGTAGCATTGCGAATACCTGTCATTGCTAGCTGTTTGCGCAACCCTGCCCAATCCATACGCTCTTGGTGTGGCACTAGTTCATCAACTTCTATTTTGCGTGTGTCGCATGGCACAATACCTTGTCCATACTTTGTTTCGTCGCTGAGTCTACAAGCACCTTTTTCGGCTGCTAAATCAGCACTAGCTTGTATTAAATAATAACTCCATGCTTCAGCAAACTCATCTACTTTGTTAAGCGCATTATCACTGGTATAGTTTAAATCATTTTTAGCTAGCCAATAGGCAAAGTTGATAATACCTACACCAAGTGGACGGAAGTCTTTAGTACTTTCTTTGGCAGCAAGAACTGGATAGTTTTGGTAGCTTAGTAGTGCATCTAGTCCTCGGATTGCTAGTCTACACGGACGTTCAAAGTCTGCTGGTGTTTTGATGTTTCCCCAGTTAACGGCACTAAGCGTACATAGTGCAATACGCCCATCTGGATCATTGAAATCATTTAATGGTTTTGTTGGTAGATCGATTTCTGCACACAAATTACTTTGGCGAATTGGATGTAGGATTTGATCAAAACTACTATGTGTGTTAGCATGATCTACGTTTTGAAGATAGATGCGTCCTGTTTCTTTGCGCTCAGTCATAAACGAACTAAACAGTTCTTTTGCTGAAATTGTTTTCTTTCTAATGCGAGTATTTCGTTCGGCACGTTCATATAGTTCTTTAAACAAGTCCTGGTCTGCAAAGAAGGCTTCGTATAAGCCCGGAACATCATTGGGCGAAAATAATGTAATATTGCCGCCGGTTAGTAGACGTTCATACATTAGTTTATTAAACTGTACACCATAATCTAATTGACGAATACGTGTTTCGTTAGTGCCTTTATTATTTTTAAGTACTAGCAAATCTTCTACTTCATAGTGCCATGCTGGATAATACAACGTAGCTGCTCCGCCACGTACACCACCTTGACTACAACTTTTTACAGCACTTTGAAACATTCTATAAAAAGGAATCACACCAGTATGTGCTGTGTCGCCATTACGGATAGGTGAGTTGATAGCACGTATGCTACCGGCACCAATACCAATACCTGCTTTTTGACTTACATACTTAACAATACTGCTAGTAGTAGCATTGATACTGTCAAGGCTATCAGCAGTTTCGATAAGAACACAGGAACTAAATTGACGCTGTGGAGTTCTAACGCCTGCCATAACAGGAGTAGGCAAGCTAATATCATGTAGACTGATAGCATCATAATATTCCTTTACAATCTGTAAACGAGTTTCTTTTGGCTCGTTATGAAACAATGTCGCAGCAATCAATATGTAACACATTTGTGGGGTTTCGTATACCTGTTTTGTTACACGATTTTGTACCAAATACTTGCCACGCATTTGTTCCATTGCAACATAAGTAAGAGTCTCGTCACGATCATGTTTAATAAAACTGTCAATACGATTCCATTCTTCGTCTGTGTAGTAGTCAATGAGTTCGGGATCATAGTAGCCAAGATTGATATTTTGCTGTACTAGTTCTTTAACATGTATTGGGACAAATTGATTATATACTTGCTTACGCAAATGATAGTTGATTAATCTGCCTGCTACATATTGGTAATTTGGAGTTTCTTCAGTAATAAGCTCAGCTGCAGCACGAATTAAAGTTTCTTGAATTTCACTACTGGTAATATTATTGTAAAACTGAATTTGACTTTTAATTTCAACTTCGCTTGGACTAACTCCAGTAACACTTTCAGTTGCTTCAAAAACTACTTTGTGTAGCTTTTCGATATTAAGCTCTTCGCGAGATCCATCTCGCTTAGTGACTAGAATCTTACCCATTGAATGTTTCCTTGTTAAAATGTATTGTTATGTTTATTTTAGTTAAATTTTCCGAATAAATCAATATTTAAATATTCAAAAACCAATTCTTTTTGACTTATATTAAGTTGTGAGCTATTTACAACGTTGCCGTGATTATAATTAAGCACATATTTCCCCTGGTTTATCGATGATAAATTAAGCCAACCTTCGGGTATCCGATAAACTTGTAATCTTAAATCTGTTATTTCCGTTTTTTCAAGCAAAGCTAAACTATAGTGCATGCCTAGTGCAACACTTAAATCGCAGTACAGGTTGTCAGTAATCAACTGCCAAGGATTTGGCCAGTCAGCGATTCGGTCGGGCGCCAAATAATGTGTCACAGTAGGAACCTTAGCCCAGTCCTGCGCTACTTTATTTACTGCCTCACTGAGTGAGAGTTTTTCTAACTCGTTACGCCAGTCCCGCCACGAAAGAATACGATTATCTGGTGATTGATTGAACCACATTTAAGTACTCAATTCTTTTAGTTAAGTTAAACGTTCAATTCTATATTTAAATGATATATCGTTACCGGCATTGGTTGTAGTATAATTTAGTGTTGTTACGCCACTGGAAACAATTGCACTAAATTCCAAGCCAATGTCAGTACCATCTTCATTGAACTCGTCGGTTAATGTACTACCACTGCTACTAGCTGTTATTCTCATTACACCTTGTCTTACATTGCTGCCTCTGGATGCTGTATAATAAATTAAATTTGTTTTTTCATCAGTTGCACTAAATGTAATTGTACTACTAGCTGCAACAGGAGTATTATCATTAAGAGTAACTGCTTTGCCAGCTTCGGTTTTATGATAGCCATAATATACACCGTCGGCGCTGTTTAAAACATACGCTGAGTTATCGCCAATACTAACTCTTTTAAAGATTGCATCATTGGCATCAGATCTATCAAAAATATCGTTTATACTAGCATTACCATTGCCTGAGAAAATAATAGTTTCAGCAGTAGCAGTGGTTGTTAAATTATTGCCTACGTCAGCAAAATAGTTGTAAGCACTAACAATTCCCGAAATATCGTGAACATGTATGCCTGTGTTGTAAATGCTATCAAAATAACTATTGGTAAATTTTAAACCTTTAGGACCATTAATGCTTGCACCAGCGCCATTGGTGTTTTCGCCTAACTTTGCACCTTTAAATAGAGTATGAAAGTAACAGCCATTAAACAATATACTTTGCATATCATTATCAGCAACAACACCAAATACATTGTTAGATATATCGCATTGCTCAAAAACAATGTTTTTAGTTTGGTATGCTGCAGTACTCGAAAGCTGTATAGTTGTTTCGCCTGTGCCCACTGAAGTTGGTGTATCAGTCGAAGATCCAATTAAACCTGTACGCCTAATTACACAATTTTGACTGTTGGCTACTTCTAATACAGTACCTGCAAATGTATTTTCAAAACTAATATCATTAATTTCAATAAATTCTGGACTTGTTAAATTAGGTAAAATTTGTTGTGTACTATCTGCAAATGCAAATCCTGGAGTTACACTAGTCTGTTTAATAATGCTCGAATTCTTTCCTTCGCCATATACTTTTGCATATGAAGGAATTTTAATAGTGGCGGTTACTAAGTAAGTGCCAGCTGGAAAAAACAAACTTCTACGTACTTCAGTATTGCTTTGTCTAGCAAATAATTCAAAAAGTGCTCTATTAATAGCGACGGTGTCATCGGTAACACCGTCGCCTACTGCACCAAAATCTTTGACACTAGCAAAGTCATCAAATTTTTGTTGTAATGTTCGTACTGTAGGATTATTTGCATCTACACCAGTTAGTGCAGTATATCCTGCAGCTTTGCCTTTGTATTGATAGCCACTACTAATACCTAGTATATCACTGTGCTGTGTTAGTACTTCAGTATTACCAATTTGCGGAGCACCTTCATTAATAGGACCGTTACCAATAAACAGTTTTCTGGTATCAATTTCCCATCCTAGTTCTGCAGTTGACAACTGCAATGTATTTGGGTCATTTGGTCCGTTATTGCTTAATCCATAACGATGTTGAATTTTACTAATGCTGACAATAGGCATATAATGTCCTTTTAAACGTATATACGATATTTATCACCCAAACTTAGAATAATATTCTTCGCATCTTTTCCACCATTCCTGTGCCCAATCATCGAACTCGTCGGGCCAGATATCAAACTGCTGGTAGGTTAAATCACGGCTACACATAAACACATGCCCTTCGCGAATATCAGTGCCATGGACTTCGTTATGTGCAATTGCATATGCTGTTAGCTGTAGGAAATAATCGTAGACCCATTCTTCTTTTTTGGGCTTGTTAGACTGTTTAAAATCCATAATACAAGGATTTCCTTTGTATTGCCCAACCAAGTCTGTAGTACCTGCATAGATTCCCGGAACATACAACGGAACTTCGCTGCCCCAGATTTCATCAACATCTACCATTGCGTTATCGCGAATCACACA